AATCGGTTACGGACACACAGGTGGCGTCAAGAAAGGCGACAAGATCACGCAAAAAGATGCAGATGATCTTCTACTTGCAGATACTTTGCAAGCAGCGGTAGACGCAAGCAGCCTTCCAGTAGGTTTTGATGGACTGAACGCAGTACGCCAGTCTGTGCTTATCAATATGTGCTTCAACTTGGGAAAAACACGGTTGCTCGCTTTCAAGCGCACCCTGCTGGCAATCGCTATTCGTGACTACGACAACGCAGCCCTTTACATGCTGCAAAGCAAGTGGTCAAAGCAAGTAGGTAATCGAAGCATTCGCCTCGCAAAAATGATGAAGACAGGAGTCAAGTAACGTGGGAAACAAGCGTAATCGCAACAAGAAGCTGGAAATCAATCTTGAGACGTTCACCAACGAACCTCACAAGGTTGAAAACCTGACCCAACTGTTGAAAAGCTACTACATCGGAGCAATGAAAAACGCAATCGGAATTGCAGAAGCAATCAACAAGGAAGGTGACATTGAAACGATCCTTGTCGGTATGGGTCCAGACGGGCTCTTTCCCATTGCCAAGTGCTTGACTGCTGCTGATCTTGAATACTACCGCATTGCGGACGGTGAAGGTAACTATGTCAATCAGTACGCTGCCTGAATGGGCGCTTAAAGTCAAGGAGCTTTACGAAACCGGAGCCACCGATGTGGAAGTCATGGCCGAGATGAAGTGGAGCAAAGCTGACTTTGACAAGTACATGGAAACCGCAGGCTTTGCCAAGCTCGTTGAGATGGGTCGCCTCATGTCAAAGGCTTGGTGGGTTGGTCAAGTACGAAAGAACCTGAACAATCGCCAGTTCAACGGCGCTATCTACGCTCTGTACATGAAGAACAACTTCGGTTGGGCTGAAAAGCAAGAAACGACAGAAAACAAGAGCCCCGACATGATGAGCACGGATGAAATCAAGGCTGCTTACGAGCGTCTTGCTCCCGAGATTGCCAAGACTTTGAAAGCTGATGGCATGACCGGAGCCAAGGTAGTAGAGATGACGAGGGCTAAATGACGCCAGAAATCATCGGTGCAGATGGTCTTGATGACCTGAACAACTATCTTTCAGGAGAGCAAGCAAAGATTGATGCTCAAATGATGGAAGAGCTTGAATCCATCCTCAAACCTGACAAGATGCCAGACCAAGTGCGGCTTCAGTACGCTCTGAAAATAGCTGAAGAGTACCTAAACAGACGTAAGTATATGGGTACATCGAAATGGTTTACGGAAGAATCTGGTTTCCCAATTGAAGTCTGCGGGAAGCAAAAAGAATTCTTTGATGCTACCTCTTGCTACCGTCAAGTGCAGTTTCGAGCCAGCAATCGTTCTTCGAAAACGGTCAGCGGGGCCTATGCCGTAAGTTGTTGGACCACGGGTATTTATCCTGATTGGTGGAGGGGTCGCAAGTTTGATTGCCCAACTACCGGGATTGCCGCTGGTCAAACTGGTCAGACTACACGCGATACCGTGCAAAAAGAACTCCTTGGTGACCTTGGTAAATTTGGAACCGGGATGATTCCAAAAGAACGCATTTTGAAGGTGCAGCCTAAAGGACAACCCCCCGGCGCGATGGACTACATGCTGGTTGCTAACGATTGGGGCGAACCATCTAAGATTCTCTTCAAGTCCTATGACCAGAAGCTAGTCGCTGTCTCGGGCCTTGCGTGCCACTGGGCTTGGGAAGACGAAGAGCCACCTTATCTCTTCCACAACGAAGTGTTTGCTCGCCTTACGACAACGGAACAACTCGGCTCTGTGCTGATTAATACAGTCACTCCGCTTAATGGGCTTACGCCTTTCCTCTTAAACTTTGAAAAGCAGTCTGATCTTCTTGGAAGTGCCATTCGAACTGTCGCGTTAAACGAAGAAGACCAAAGAGAGTTTGAAAAGAAGCCGCGTGTCAAATGTATTGTCGGTGCTGGTTGGCAAGATGCTCCTTGGCTAAGTGAACAAGCTAAGTCCGATTTGCTGGCTGATACGCCGCTACACTTGCGTGAAGCCCGAATGACAGGTAATCCCTCTCTTGGAAGCGGATCGGTCTATCCTGTCTCTCTGGATTCCATCACTATTGAGAATGAGGATTTCAACCACAGGGCTCATTACAAATATATATACGGTATTGACGTAGGCTGGAACAAAACTGCGATTCTTTGGGCAGCGATTGATCCTGACACAGATACCATGTACATTTATGATGAGTATTACATGGGTGAACAGCGTCCGGAAGTACACGCTTTTTCGGTAAAAAGCCACGGAATCTGGATGCCGGGTGTAATTGATCCGGCTTCCCGTGGTCGCAGCCAGATTGACGGAAATAAGCTGATTACACTTTACATCCAAGCAGGGCTTCAAATTGTTCCTGCCAACAACGCTGTTGAAGCTGGTGTAATGGATGTCTATCAGGCTTTTTCGGCAGGAAAGCTCAAAATCCTGAAAAAGTGCCGTAACTTGCTTTCTGAATTAGCCACATATCGCCGTGACATTAACGGTAAAATCATCAAAGAGAACGATCACGCGGCGGACACATTGCGATACATTTATGTTGAGCGCCACCGAGCGCGCACTAAACCGATTAACACTAGCATGGGGAGTGGCAATGGAGCCAGAAATTTCTTCCGTTGAAGTCATTGCAGTTGAATTGACTCCGGAACAGCAGGAAGAACTTGCCAAGATCAAGGAAGAACTAGACCGCATCCGTCAAGAAACGGAAGGTAGTCTTGTTGCTGGTATCCAAAGCAAATTCAAAGAGCTTGCAGGTAACCGCAAGGTTCAGGAGATGAAGTGGATTGAGAGCATCAACCTCTACCATGGGCCTCTCTCTGGTTCTTTTGGACACTCCTATGAGAAGCCCTACGGTGAAGAAAAGAGCCGGCGAGGAAAGGAAATCAACATTGTCGGTCGCAAGTGTGACATTGCCATTGCGCAAGGTTTGATGCGTCAGTTTGGCGGTGGCGACAAGAACTGGGACATTCAAGCCCTTCCGAACCAGACATCCCCTATCTCCCCGGAAGAAGCTGCTATTCGAGCAGAGCGTCTTGAAGAAGTCATCTACAAGCAGTTGACTAGTTCCAAGTACGGTTATCAGTCCCGCAAAGCGTATACCGACCGTGTAATTCTTGGTACAGGTATCTTGAAAGGACCGATGAATCGTTTGAAGGTCCGAAAGCGTTACGAAGTCGATCCGAACACTGGGACGGCTTTGCCTGTTCTCAGTTCCTATGAAGAGCCGTCAATCATCCGTGTCGATCCGTGGTTGTTTTATCCGGACGATTCCGTGCAAAGCATTGACGAAGCAGAGTTTGTTATCGAAGCACACCCGATGGGTAAAGCTGACTTGCTGAAACTGAGCAAGCGCCCTGACTTCCGCTCTGAAGCAATCATTGAAATCCTCCGCCGCCCGGCTGATGAGGAATCCGAAATTACGGAAAGCCTTTTTGCCAACTTCTCTGACAACACTGAGTTGTACAAAGGCAAGTACGTCGTCCTTGAACGTCACGGTCCAATCTACAAAGATGACCTGATGAAGCTTGGAATCGAGCCCGCCTATGACACCCCGCTGGACCACTACTACGGTGAAGTGTGGGTTTGTCAAGACAAGATCATCCGTATCGAACTCAGTAACGTCGAAGGCTCTTATTCGGTCCCTTACGCTGTTTCGACTTGGGTTGAGAATCCGGGCAGTATCTTCGGTATCGGCGCTCCACTCCTGATGTCTGACAACCAACACGTTGTAAACGTCGCTTGGCAGATGGCGCTGGAAAATAGTCAGCTTTCGTCTGGACCGCAGGTGGTCATCGACAAGTCCATCATTGCTCCGCAGAACGGTAAGTGGGACATTGAGCCGTGGAAGATTTGGGTTTCGACTCAGTACGGCACCAACGCTCAGCAAGCTGTTCAGTACATTAACGTGCCGAACAACAGTGAACAGCTTATGGCTGTGCTTCAGGCTGCGCGTAGTTTTGCTGAAGAGGAATCAGGCGTTCCGTTGCTCGCTCAGGGATTGCAGTCCCCAACCGTAGGTGACCCGTCTGCTACCACCCAAGCAATCATGCAGACCAACAGCACCACCATCCTCGATTACTACAGCGAGCAATGGGATGACCAGATGACGCAAAAGGCTATTGACTGGATGGTGGCTTGGAACATGCAGTACAACCCTGATCCGAGCATCAAGGCAGACTTCGAGATTGATGTCAAGTCCAGCACTGATCTTCGCAGCGGTGAACTGCAAGCCAAGAACCTTGAAAAGATTCTGGTGCAAGCCGCCCAAGACCCGGTGGCTGGTCAGGTCATTAACCGCCAGAACGCCTACAAGGCACTGTTGGGGATGATGCACCTCCCGAGCCGTAGTATCGTCAAGACTGATGAACAGATTGCTCAGGAACAGCAAGCTGCCGCACAGAACCCGCAGCCCGACCCGGCAATGCTTGATTACGAAGTCAAGATGCGGAAGCTGGAACTGGACGAAAAGGAACTTCAGTTCAAGGCCACGAAGGAAATGGAAGCGGCAAAACTGGATTATGAAGAGAAGATGCGGAACGCAGACATCCGAGACAAGGAAGCCGAAGCACAGGTCATGGCTAAACAGTTTGAGTACATGACTGCAATGGCTCAGCTTGCTGCGCGTGACGAAGAGAACCGTACCAAGATTGCGGCAGACCTTCAGAAGCAAGCGGCTGATCTTGACACCAAGCGATTCCTTGCTGGACAGGACATGGCTATCAAAGCTCGTAGCCAAGCCCTAAAGGAAGTGGAAGCGGAGCAGGCAATCAAGAAAGGTAAAGGTTGGTAAAAATGATAGTAAAACGAACATCTCGGGATTGGAACGACGTGCGTAACCGCTGTGAAGAGTGGATCACCAACGAAACGAGCAAACTTGAGAACGCAACGTCCTTTGAAGAAGTCAAGTTCTCTCAGGGCAAAATCGCTGCTTGGCGCAGCATTCTAATGATGGAAGACGTATCCGACGCTCAGGATTGAGCCTCAACTTAGGAGCAATGAAACAAAATGGGAACTGAACAAGAAAACCAAGGTCTAAGCGAACAGTTTGACGAAAATGAAATCTTCAAGCAAGCCTTTGAATCCTCCCTGAAAGGGGCGGTTCAGGAAGAAAAGAAGGTTGAAGTCCAACCCGAGGAACCTCCGGTTGAAGAAGTCGAACAGACCGAAGTAGCAGCAACCGATAACGCCGCCGAACAGGCCGCAAGCGAAGCTGCCCAAGACCCCGTAGATGATCTTAAAGCACGCCTCGCAGCCTTGGAAAAGGAACGAGATGAACGTGCTAGGGAAGCTGCGGAATGGAAACAGAAGTACAAGAGTGACGAGGGTCGTGTTGCTGCTTTTCAGCGACGAGCCCAAGAACTCGAACGTCAGCTTCGCACCCCGAAGCAAGACACCAAACACGCTGAGCCTACAAAGCTCAAGGTAGAAGAATCAGAGGAGTGGCGGAATCTTCAGGAGATTGACCCGGCTATGGCCCGGTTGCTTAAAAACTCCGTTGAAGAAGCCGTCCGGCAAGCCGAAGAGAAAGCACGCCTCGCAGCCGAAGCCGCTACTAAGCCGCTTTACGAGGAACGAGAAACCGAATACGAACGTCGGGAACGTGACGTACTCTACAGGCTGGTGCCAAACCTAGATGCAGTCAAGTCGTCTGAAACCTACGCGCAATGGTTCAACGATCAAGACGAATCTGTAAAGAATCTTGGATACAGTGCTAAAGGCGTGTACCGAATTATGCAGCTTTACGAAGCTGACATGCGGGCCATCTACGGCGCACCTGAACAAGAGGCTAAAACTGAGGCTGAAAAGCCGGCAGATAACAAGCCACAGGCTGCCCCGCAAGTTGCAGCTATCCAAAAAGAACGAGAACGAAAAGTACAAGCACAAGGCGTAGCAGCCAAGACTGTAGCAACCCCAACTGAACTCTCTGACGAAGAGATTTTCAAACGGGCCTATAACAGCAATCTGGCTAAACGCACTTACCGATAACACAATTTAGGAGAAACAAACAATGGCTTTCAGTGGAAATAATTACGGCGACATCACTAGTCGCGTAGGTGTACACATCATTGGCAAGTTCCTTGCCCACGCTCAGAACGAACTGTTCCTTGAGCAGTACGCTTCTCACGAGCCTGTCCCGAAGAACAAGGGTCAGACTGTCAAGTGGAAGCGTGCAATCCCTCTGGCTGTCTCGGCAACCACCCTCACTGAAGGTGTGACCAAGGCTCCGAAGATGTACGAAGATGAAGTCGTGCCCGTCACCTTGTCGCAGTATGGCGACTGGATGGCCTTCACTGACGTGATTGAAGA